TATTGGTTTCAATATGATAGTAACTGCACGTATGCAGCAAGTCAAGCCCTCTCCGCAAGAGTATAAAAAGCGAGCGAAGCGAGCGCGAAATTTTTGGGAGGCCTTTCGACCTCCCTCAATTGTTTAAGCTTTCTTTTTAGCTTTTGGCTCATCATTATCAGCAAGCAATGCATCCATTCGAGCAAAGGTAGACTTTACATTGTCTGGTATTTCTGCGTCTGGCTTGTCGCTTATTGTGGTGTAGTTTGTACCTGTAAGCTCTTTGTATGCTGCTTTTGCTGCTGCAAGCTCTGCATGCATAACAGTCAAAGAAAACTTTTCAGCCTCATATTTAGCAACAGATGATTCTGCTTTGTTTCCGCTAATCTCATCATATACATTAGACGCTCTATATCTCTGCATCCACAGTTTAGCATTTGCTTCTTGATCTGCTTGACGCGGAATCCAAAACTCTAGATCTTGAATTTCTCTTTTTAGTTTACGCTCTGCGTGATACCTAAGTGTATCAACAATTTGCCAACCGTCGGATTTAGCAAAACGATCTAGGTTATTATTAGTTACATATAGTTCTGTCGTATGTGTGTATGTATCAAGTATAGCTTTTATAATTTGTGACATGATTTTCTCCGTTTATATGTCTTTCTTATCAAATTTGCCCGACCCGAAGTGAGAGGGTGGACAGCAACGACAGGGAATTGCCATGGTTCTGATGTCAATACGCAACCACGTCCGTGTTGACATAAGGTTCTGGTTGTTCCATGACGGGGATGGCCGCACTCGATCTTCGAGTTGGTCAAATCCCTTCTATAACTTGTCTCGTGTAGCGAGACTCTATCTCTCTTCTCTCTTCTCTTGCGTCAGGATGGAAGCCCGATAGGGTCGAGACTACAGGCTCGATTCACGACAGCCGTCTCGGACGCCCAAACCTGTCAACCCATAGAACGCTACGTCACTTTCATAGTTACGCTACGTCACATATTGACAAGCAGTTGACAAAACTGGCATCAATGGGGGGAGAGAGGGAGAGGGGGGCTAGCAGTGGTAGCAATGGATAATACACACTAGATGATTGTTTTGATGCTTGCCTCGATATAGTAGATGTAACGCTTGCTTGACTTAGGATCAATGTGAAGCTTACAGAACATAGAAAAGGATGTTGAATGGGTCAATTCACTGAGAGAAAACTGACTGATAAACAGACCGCTTTGGTAGACACCATCGTAGCAAGTGGATGTAGTATTACAGAAGCAGCCACGCAAGCTGGGTATGCGAGTGGCGAGAGCGGAAGAGTCACTGCGTCCAAGGCGTTAAAGCTCCCACATGTGCAGCAGTATATGATGCAGAGGATGGGAGAGGAATTTGGACTCAGTGCTACAGTAGCCGCAGGACAGTTACGCAGACTGGTGACAGGAGCTAAGAGCGAGTACGTACAGCTTGAGGCTGCGAAAGATCTGCTCGACCGTGCAGGATATAAACCGATAGATAGATCACAGGTGCAGGTTGCAGGAGATATTAAGGTTAGCATTGACTTGTCATAGTAGGGGGGTGGGTCAAAAGTTGCAAAGTTATAGTGGCAAGTAGTCCCTCACTAGCATTTTTCTTCAAAAAGGTTTACAACAACTCTGAAAAATATTTTTTAGTTAGAAAGGCTCGATGTAATGCGAAAGATCCACAAGAGTCCATCGGGCGGTTTGACTGAGGCAGGTCGAAGGCATTTCAAGAAAACTGAGGGTGCTAATTTAAAGAGGCCTGTTCCCAAGGGAAAGAATCCGAGACGTGTTTCTTTTGCTGCTAGGTTTGCAGGGATGAAAGGTCCGATGAAGGATGAGAAGGGTCGGCCTACCAGAAAGGCTTTAGCGTTAAAGAAGTGGGGCTTTGGCAGTGTTGAGGCAGCTAGATCATTTGCAGCGAGGAATAAGAAATCATGAAGAAGAAGAGTCAGAGTTTAGTTAATCGTGGTGTGCAGCTTAAGTTGCGAGATAAGTATATCAAAGAGTTAGATGACATTGAGAAGAAGATAGATCCTGAGCCACAGCCTAAAGGTTTTTTCAGTAAGTTGTTTGACTTTGCTACTGGCAATACTGAGGTAAGCGGTGGGATTGAGATGACACCTGAGAGAAAGAAACTCTTGAAGCGATGGCACTTCTTGAGTAATAGGGTAGATGACATGCCTGATCCAAGTGGAGACAAGTTCCCATGAGTACAGTAAACAAAGCAGGAGTTTACACTAAGCCTAAGATGCGAAAGAGTTTGTTTCAGTCTATTAAAGGTAGGGCTACTCATGGCACTGCGGCAGGACAATGGTCGGCTCGAAAGGCACAGTTACTTGCTAAGACTTATAAGGCTAGAGGTGGAGGATACAAATCGTGAAGGCTCCACAACGTTCTTTGCTAAACTGGGGTAAACAGAAATGGAGAACCAAATCTGGCAAGAAGTCTAGTGAAACTGGTGAACGTTACTTACCTTCTAAAGCTATCGCTGCTCTTAGTGATGCTGAGTATCGCGCTACAACCAGAGCCAAACGAGAGGGTAAGGCAAAGGGTAAACAGTTTGTGGCTCAACCGAAAGAAATTGCTAACAAGGTAAGGAGATATAGAAGTGCCTAAGAAGAAAAGAGATCATGAAGATTACACAGGCAAGACTGATTTTAGAGTTTTTGCAAGGGCGGTTAAATTGTTAAATGAAGATTTATCTAGAGATCCTGATGATGTTATGTATAAGAATATAGAACAGGTTGTAAAAATCTGTGATAATTATCTTACTCAAATTAGATGGAAAACAGAAGGCGATTTTATTGTAGGTCAGCCTTTAAGTGTTCTTTTAACCAACGCCAGAATGGAGGATGATAAAAATGCCAAACATTAATGGAAAGAAGTTCCCATATACTAAGAAGGGAATAGCTGCTGCTAAGAAGGTTGCGGATGAAAAGAAGAAGCCAATGAAGAAGAAAAGCCTAATGTCAGGAAGCTATAAGTAATGAGTATCAGTTTATTAGAATTTATTAGGGGCGGTGGTGGCAAAACCTCATTCCCTAATGATCCAGTCGCAGAACCTTTTAAATCTTCTAAGCCTAAAAGGATTCCATATAAAAGAGCAATGACTAAAAAGCTTGGTACAAGTAGCATGAGAGTTGGGCCTCCTCCTAGTGAGGAGAATGTTTCATTTTCTAAAATGAAAAAACAAAGGCAAACTCTAAAGAATTTTTATTCAAGGTAATAACATGGCTTTATATTTAACAAGTGGTGAATTGTATGAAGGCGAAACTCACGTTCTAGCAGGTAATACTTATAGCGGCAAGACTCGTACCTCCCAATCTCGCCGCCTCGTGGAAGGGCCAGAACCAACGAGAGCCAGAAGCTCCAATGGCAGACTCAAAGGTGACGACCCCTCCACGATTGATATAAACGAGGCGTATGAAAAACCCAAGCCCAAAAGGAAGTCTAAGAAAAAATAATGGTTAGACCAACATATGAGACTGAGGCTGACCTAAGTAGAGAAGAGAACATTGCTAGATATGCAGCACGTAGATGGGGCTGCGCTATGCGTAAGCAAGACAAGTACAATCAGTTTGATTACCTCATAATAAAGGGAAAGGACGTAAAGGCTTTTGTAGAAATCAGAACAAGGACACATGTAAAGGGTACTTATCCTACTTGTTTTGTATCGGCTAACAAAGTGCAAGCTGCCTTTTCTATGCGTCTTGCCACTGGCTTACCGTGTATATTTTTAGTTGGATGGAAAGATTGTATCGGGTGGGCATCTTTGACTGAGATGTATAAAATAACAATAGGCGGCAGAACAGATAGGGGAGATCCTGCCGACATTGAAGCTGTAGCTGAAATACCAATAGAGAAGTTTAATATATTCAAATGAGTTTTATAACTACTATATCCCAACAGGATCTTGCTTTGCTTAGAGGCATAGTTCGCAAAGTGCATCTGGCACATGTTGAGGCAAAAGGATTGGCAACCGATGAGCAGTGCGATAAGTTAATAGAAAACATTGGCCCAGAGATTGTAGAGAAGATGATTAAGTTTGGCGTAGATAAGGGATTGCGTTGATAAACTTTAAATACAAACCTGATGGTGAAGTCTTAAAGAAGTTTATGAAAGACAACACTTTCTTTCGTGGCATAAGAGGCCCAGTAGGATCTGGTAAGTCTGTCGGCTGCTGCATCGAAGTATTTAGAAGATCGCTTGCTCAAGAGAAAAGTCCCGACGGTGTTAGAAAAAGTCGTTGGGCAATCATAAGAAATACAAACCCACAGCTTAGAACGACTACTATTAAGACTTGGCTTGATTGGTTTCCTGAGAATGAATGGGGTAAGTTTACTTGGTCTGTGCCTTATACACATCACATAAAGAAAGGTGACATAGACCTTGAGGTAATCTTCCTTGCTCTTGATCGTCCAGAAGATGTTAAAAAACTACTGTCCCTCGAACTAACAGGCATCTGGATTAACGAGGCAAGGGAGATACCTAAGAGTATTATTGATGCTTGTACGATGAGGGTTGGTCGATTTCCTTCTATGCGTGACGGTGGTCCAAGTTGGACAGGAGTTATTGCAGATACAAACGCACCAGAAGAAGATCATTGGTGGCCTATTATGTCTGGAGAAGTTCCAGTACCCGATCACATTCCTAGAGAGCAAGCTAAGATGTTGGTTAAGCCTGACAACTGGCAGTTCTTCACACAACCATCTGGCATGAAAGAAATATATAATGAAGATGGTGAAGTAGAGAATTACAAAGCAAGTAATTACGCAGAGAATAAAAAGAACATGCTTGGTAATTATTATGAAAACTTAGTACAAGGTAAAACAAAGTCTTGGATTGATGTCTATGTTATGAATAAACTGGGCACGATACAGGACGGAAAGCCAGTATATCCAATGTTTGCTAGTGAAACACATATTGCTAAAGAAGAAATACCAGTAGCTTCGGGGCTTCCTTTGTATATAGGAATAGACTTTGGGCTTACTCCTGCTGCTGTTATTGGTCAGAAGGTTAGAAACAGATGGTTGATACAGTCAGAGGTTGTTGCTTTTGATATGGGTATTGTTAGATTTGCAGAGGTGTTACGGAATGAAATTGCTACTAGGTTTTCTGAAGCTTCCGATGTCTATATATATGGTGATCCAGCAGGTGATTTTAGGGCGCAGACGGACGAATCTACCCCTTTCCACATACTTAGAGGTGCAGGTCTACGTGCTTTTCCCGCCCCGAGCAATTCGGTGGATCTCCGCTTGGAGTCAGTGGCGCAGCAACTTAACAAAATGGTTGAAGGCAAACCTGCGTTTTTGATGGACAGAAGATGCCAACAACTTATTAAGGGTTTTGAGGGTGGCTATGCTTACAAGCGTATGGAAGTAAGTGGTGAGAGATACGCAGACAAACCTGATAAGAATATGTACTCTCACATACACGATGCGTTACAATATTTGTTATTAGGTGCAGGAGAGGGGCGAGCTTTGATGTCAAATCAGAAACCTGCACATGTTATTCAAGCTAAAAAAGACTATGATATATTTAGTAGAAGACCTAAAAGTGCGGCTAACAGACAGGGCTTCCGTTCTTTTGTGCGTTGAAATTTGTTTTGAATTGTGTTTACCAATAGGTAACTAGGAGTTTGCTATGTGTACGAAAAAAGCTAAAACAACAAAAACAAAAACCGCAAAGAGGGTTAGCAAGTCTGGTAAGGCAACTACTGTATCAAAAGAAGTAGTTAAACCAACGCCAAGACCTTACGAACAAAAAGCTACTTCTGGAAAAGAAAAGTTTGACTCCAACAAAGCACGTCAACAACAAGTCGCTAATAAGAAAAAAAGACAAAAGAAAGCTAAACAAGAGGCTGCTAGGCAAGCTGCTTTAGATGCACAAAAAACTGTAGAAGTAGTAACAGATCCAACACCAGTACCAGTAACTCCTGACGGTCAGGCACCTCAATTGCCTTTGGACCCAGTAGACCCAACTCTAGGAACTCAAACGAATGATCCTAAAGGGCCGACAACTGATCCTGAAGGAGAAATAGTTTTTCCTAAAGAACCTATTTCAAAAACTGATATACAAACCGTTACTGGTGGTCTTGTTGGTGAAACTGCGGTAACTGCTCCATCTATTTATCAAGCGCCCCCAGAAGAAGCTATTTCAGAGCAAGAAAGATTAGCTCAAGCTGAGTTAAGGAGACAAAGAATAAAAAGAGCTAGATCAAAACAATCTTTACTTAGGCGTAGATTAGAACGATCAAGAGAAGTTGGTTCTGGCAGAAGAGTTTTGTCTGGTACTGAAAAAGAATTAAATATACAGTCACGACAAGCAGGAACAGGTAGACGTAAAGGTGCAGGTCGCAGGTCTTTAATTACTGGTTCTACTGGTGGAATCGGATACTATAGCAGGTTTTTATGATGCAAGATCCAAAACAAAAGTTAGAACGATATGAAAAAGCTAAAGCACATAGGCAAAATTTTGTTGACCTTTTTGAAGAATGTTATGAGTACGCTCTACCGCAGCGTGAATCTTTCTATTACGAAACTGCAGGTCAACGCAGAGATGATAAAATCTTTGACGAAACGGCAGTGGTTGGCGTTCAAGAATTTGCTTCGAGGCTCCAATCGGGATTAGTCCCTAACTTTGCTAGGTGGGCTGATCTTACGGCAGGATCAGAAATACCTAAGGAAGAAAGGGATTTTGTAGATAATGACCTTGATGAAATTACTGAGTATGTATTTGAGATACTTCAGAACTCAAACTTCTCTCAGGAAGTACATGAAGCCTTTATGGATCTAGCGGTAGGTACTGGCGTTCTTTGTGTTGATGAAGGAGATGCAATAAATCCTGTTAAGTTTTCTGCAATACCTTTACCGCATGTAGTTCTAGATACTGGACCTGATGATAATATTGATCATGTATTTAGAGAAAGAAAAGGTATTAGGAACTCTGAAATAACAATACTATACCCAGATGCAAAACTAGACAATCAAGTTCAACAAAGAGTAAAGCAAGACCCAGAAGGCAAATGTTCTATTCTAGAAGTTGCTTGTAAAGATTACAGTAAACGTAATGAAGAAGCTTACTTATATTACGCAATAGATCTTTCTACTAAAACATATTTAGTTGAGAGAAAGTTTAAAGGTGTAGGGTCTAATCCATACGTTTGCTTTAGATGGTCTAAATGTGCAGGAGAAGTGTATGGCAGAGGTCCATTGATTAATGCTTTATCTGCTATAAAGACTACTAACCTTACTATACAATTAATATTAGAAAATGCACAGATGGCTATCTCTGGCATTTACCAGATGGATGATGACGGCATCATCAACCCAGATACTATCAATTTAGTCCCTGGCACGATAATACCAAAGTCACCTCAATCGGGTGGATTGCAGCCAATACAATCGGCAGGAAGATTTGATGTTGCGGATATAGTTCTAAGCGATATGCGCTTGAATATAAAACGCGCACTATACAATGATATGCTAGGAAATCCAGACAGAACTCCTGCATCTGCTACAGAAGTAGCTGAGCGTATGGCAGATTTGTCACGAAGAATAGGTTCAGCATTTGGTAGGTTGCAAGCAGAGTTAGTGCAGCCTGTACTACAAAGAGTAATTTATATTCTTAAAAAGCAGGGGCGTATTGAAATGCCTACTGTCAATGGTCGAGAAGTTAAGATACGTTCAGTTTCTCCATTGGCCCAAGCACAATCTAATCAGGATATTACTTCTGTTTCTAGATTCCTAGAGTTAGTAAATGCTTACTTTGGTCCTGATACTACAAACATCCTTATTAACTCAGAAGAGACCGCTATTCATCTAGCTAAGAAATTTGGTGTACCTGATGGGTTGATTCGTGACAGGGAAGAGCGTAAAGAGATAGTTGCGATGATGCAGCAAATGCAACAGATGCAGCAACAGCAACAATTAGCAGGGCCACCTATTGCCGCAGAATAGTCATATTGGTTTAGACGGAATAGCAAGAAAAAAAACAGAAGAAGATAGAATAAGCCTTAACTTTGGCTCTTTGTTTTCCGAACCCACTGGTCAAGAAATTCTTAAATACTTGCGTAGTATTACTATAGAAATGGTTAGCGGTCCTAATATTTCTACTGATGAGTTGCGTCATTTAGAAGGTCAGCGTTATTTAGTTGGCCTAATAGAACGTCATGTCCAAAGATCACATAAGGTAAAGAATAATGAATGAACAAGTTCAAGAAGCAGAAGTAGCAACAAAAGTAGCAACAGAGCTACCTCCTCAAGAAGAAAGAGATTTTGTAGTAGCAGAAGATCTGGAAACTAAAACAGATGACCGACCAGAATGGTTGCCAGAAAAATACAAATCGGGTGAGGACTTAGCTAAAGCATACAAAGAGCTTGAGTCTAAGTTAGGAAACAAAGACGAAGATATTCGCAACCAAGTATTAAAAGAAATAGAAACTGAAAGCTTTAAGGATAGGCCAGAAACCGCAGGAGACTATCAGTTGCCTGAGTATCTGGATGAAGAAAGCACTATTGATAGTGATGTTTTGAAATGGTGGGCAGATCACGCATTTACCTATGGATTTAGTCAAGCTGAATTTGAAGAAGGTATAGATAAAGTTATGCAAGTAGGCATGGACGATATACCAGATCCAGAAAAAGAAATGGAAAAACTTGGTGATAATGCAAATGCAAGAGTAGAAGCTGCTGCATTATTTTCTAAGCAGTTCTTTCCAGAAGAGCATATGGAATCTATTGAGAGGCTAACAGAAACTGCTGAAGGGCTAATGGCTCTTGAGTTTGTTATGGAAAAATTACAGTCTCCATCTATAGGTAGTGATGCTACTCCATCTGGAAAGATTACAGAACAAGGCTTAAGGGAAATGATGCAGGACGAAAGATACTGGCATCCTGCTCGAAGAAACAATGACTTTATACAAGAAGTAAACAATGGTTTCCAAAAACTTTATAACGGCTGAAAAGAAAATAATTAAAAGGGGTAAGTCATATCTTACCCCAATGAAACATTATCATATAGAAGAATTTGTAGATATTGTTCATCCTAAGAATAAGGCTGAAACAAAAGACTTTGGTTACAATTCTTTTGAAGAATCTATAGAAGAAATGTACGAAGAGTCAGAAGCTTACATATGTCGCAACGGTAATAATAATATAGTTTTTGTTAGTGGTTTAAATTTTTCTGAAGAAGTGCCACACATGTTCGCAATATTTGCAAATAACCTCGACCACAATGTTGTGTTGGTAGCAAAGATGTCTAAGTCTTTGTTGAATATGTTTGATAAAGTTCATCCTGTTATTACTATGACTATACTTTCTAAGAACGAACATATGCTAAATTGGGCATGTTGGCTTGGTTTTGAGCCTGTAGAAATGAGCGCAGATAATAAGTTTGTTGAATTTGTGCGTTGCAATTTTGAGAATTATGATGTTAATAATAAATCATTACGACCCATAGTGCATTGATCGGCCCTAATGGATACCCGAATTGACATGTGAGCGTGGATACTCGTAGCAATCGGAAACTCAATTTAGGACTGTAAAAATGGCTAATACAATAGACCAAGCCTTTATAAAGCAGTTTGAAACTGAAGTTCACATGGCGTATCAGCGTATGGGTTCCAAGCTACGGAATACTATTCGCTCTACAAATGTGTCAGGTTCAACTGCAAGATTCCAGAAAATAGGCACTGGAACAGCATCAACAAAATCTCGCAATGGTAATGTAACTCCTATGGAGTTAGTACACACCAACGTAGAAGTATCAATGAGTGACTTCTATGCTGCTGAATTTATCGACAAGCTTGATGAGTTGAAAACAAATATCAACGAGCGACAAGCTGTAGCACAATCCGCTGCTGCTGCTCTTGGTAGAAAAACAGATGAGCTAATCATTACTGCAATGGATGCAGGTGCTAACTCTACTCAAATACACGATACTAGTTCTGCTCTAGAAAAAGCAGATCTTCTATCATTGTTTGAGACAATGGGTACGGCAGATGTTCCAGAAGACGGGCAACGCTATCTTGCGATGTCTCCTGCAGGTTATGCTGATTTGTTTGCAATCAATGAGTTTGCATCATCAGACTTTGTTGGTCCGCAAAACTTACCTTTTGCAGGTGGTATGACAATGAAAGAGTTCTTGGGCTTCAAGATCTTCTCAACGTCTGCTGTAGCAGGTGGTAAAAACTTTGCTTACCATACAAGTGCTGTAGGTATTGGTGTGAACTCTGATGTTCAAACTGAAGTAAACTATGTTGCTGAGAAAGTATCTCACTTAGCAACATCAATGATGTCAATGGGCGCGGTAGCTATCGATGATAACGGTATCTACGAAGTCCTAGACAATAACTAAGAGGAGGATCTAAAATGGCTTATAGTGCAAGTGGTCTTGCTCGTATCGGTGGCGACTCAAATGGTAGTTTGTGGATGTATACATCTGCGGATGCGATTGCTACTGTGAACACATCAGGTTATTTTAACAGTGCAGCTAATATGCTTTCTGTTCGTGACTTGATTATGGTTCGGGACACAAATGTTCCAACAACTAACTTCTGTACTGTTCTTTCTAATACTGGTTCAGTTGTAGATGTATCTGATGGTACTGCTGTTGCAGAGACCGATGGTGACTAATAGAGTGGGGGCGAAAGCCCCCCTCTTTTCATAGAGGTTTATAATGGTAAGTACTCCTGCAAATAGTGCAATTGATATATGTAGCCGAGCTCTCATCTTAATTGGTGCAGAGCCTATTACTTCTTTTGATGATGATACATCTGAAGCTTTGATTGCAGGTAACATGTATGAAGATATTGCAAGAACTAACCTTACTTCTACACGTTGGAGGTTTGCAACAAATCAAGCTGTATTAAACAGGTTAACTGAATCACCTACTGGTCGATTTGATTCTGCTTATCAACTTCCTGACTATTTATTTCTTCATGCTGTTACGGTAAGAGATTTGCAAATTGAATACAATGTTTATGGCAATAAGGTTTTTTGTGATGCTGACGTTGCTGATGTTCTTATAGCTGATTTTACTTATAGAGCTGATGAGGTTAATTGGCCTTCTTATTTTTCTGTGTGTGTAGAGTATGCAATGGCTGTTGTATTTGCTACTGCATTAATAAGAGATACTTCTTTATCTAGCTTAATGTCTAATCAGTATGAGTTTCTTATGGCTAAAGCTAGGTCAACAGATTCTCAGCAACAAACAACTCGTAAGGTTGTAACATCAAGGTTTATTACTAACAGGCGAAGCTAAATGCAAAAGGCTAGAATACCTATAACAAACTTTCAGTATGGTGAAATTAGTCCGTCTTTGGTAGCAAGGACGGATTCTCCAATTTATAATTCATCTGCTCAAAGTGTTAAAAACTTTTTTATAAGAACAGAAGGTGGCGTGGCTAAACGTGGTGGGTTTCAAGCTCTGCATGATTTTACTGCTGTAACTGAGGATACATCTATAAGGCAGCAAGTAAGATTAATACCTTTTGTATTCTCAGATGATGAGCAATATGTAATAGCTTTCTCGCATCAGAAGTGTGAAATATTTTTTATTAACCCGACAACTGGCGCATTAAGTTTGGTTACAACCCTTACGCAAGATGTGGACTCAAATAGTTTACAATGGGATCAGGCGTACCTACATGAAATGACTTATGCCCAAGGTGGTGATGTTTTATTTCTTTGCCACAATACATTTATGTGTCAACAAATTGTAAGAACTGGTTTGAATAGTTTTCAAGTAGAACAGTTTGATTTTGTTTTACAAGCAGGTGGTGCTAAGATTTATCAACCATATTATCATTTTCAAGCAACTGGTATGACGTTAGATCCTTCTGCTACAACTGGTACCTCTATTACTTTAACAACGAGTGCTGCTTATTTTGATACTACAGGAAGTCAGTCTGGTGGTAATTATCCTGATTCTAAGCATGTTGGTGTAACATTGTTATACCATGAAGCTGAAATATATATTACATCTGTTCAATCCGCTACTTCTGCTACTGGTAGAGTTGTCGATGAGCTTTATGTAGAGCTTGATCCTAATTCTATTAGAACAACTGACGGCTCTGGTAATTTAGAAATTACTCATATTAATCATGGAATGACCGCAAGTGACAGTATTACAATAAGAAATGCTTCTGCTGTTGGTGGTATAAATGCTGCACAGATTAATGGTACTAGAAGTATTGCAAGTGTTATAGACGAAAATAGATATGTCGTTACCGCAGGTTCTTCTGCTAATACATCAGAAGATGGTGGTGGGTTTTTACAGATAGTAACACACGCTGCAACACAACAATGGATGGAGCAGTCTTACTCTTCCTTGCGTGGTTACCCTGCCGCTGTTGGGTTTCACGAAAACAGATTGTGGTTCGGTGGAACATTATCTCAACCCGATACAGTGTGGGCAAGTAAGTCTGGATTATTTTATAACTTTGATATTGGTGACGCTGCTGACGATGATTCACTAGAACTTGTAATGAGTATTGGTGAGGTAGCCACTATACGCCACTTTGTATCTAATAGAGATATACACATCTTTACCGCAGGTTCTGAGTTTTTTATTCCTACATTCGAGAACCAACCTATTACCCCAACAAATGCTAGGGTTAAAAGGCAGACATCTTTTGGCGCTACGTTTGTAAGGCCTCAACCTTTCTATGGTGCTACAATTTTTGGACAAATTGGCGGAAAGATGATACGTCAGTTTGTTTATGATGATAGTGAGCAAGCTTATAAAGCTGATCCTATTTCATTGCTTTCTTCTCATTTAATAAGCGACCCTGTTCAGATGTGTGTAATTAGTGGAGCAGTAAACACAGCCGAATCATTTGTATTTGCTCAAAACTTTACTGGTGAGATTGCCGTCTATAATCTTAATCGTATAGAAGGAGTTGCAGGATGGACAAGATTTGAAACCAACGGTTCGTTTCATTCTGTTACTGCTATTGGTAATAGGGTTTTTGCTGTTATTAAGACCAATCTTGGATCAGGTACAAAGAGTTTTGTATTTGCTGAGTTAAATCAAAATGTAAGTTTAGATCTTGGGAATACATATACAGGAACAGCAGGAGTGTTTACTGTATCTAATTTCTTTGAGAATGGTGCAGAGGTTGATGTAATAAGCTCTACAGACTATTTAGGTAAATTTACAGTAGCTAATGGCAAGGTGGACGTTTCGGCTGTAGACGCTTCTCTCACTAGCTGTCAGGTAGGGTTTGGGTTTGATGTAGAGCTAAAGACTAATCCAATAGATGTTAATACTGCTATTGGCCCAGAGACAGGGCAACCTAGAAGTTTATCTAGAGTAATACTAGATTTATCTGAGACTCTTTCTGTTTCAGTAAACAACAAGAAGTTAATAATAAGAAAAGTAAACAATGACTTTAGTCTACCAAGGCAAGCGGTCACAGGGAAAAGGGAGTTCTACTTACTGGGGTACAACAAAGATCCTCAGATTACGGTAACTCAAACTGCACCTATGTTTATACAAGTTAATGGTTTAGTCGCGGAGGTATCTTTCTAATGGTACTACCTTTAA